GAAGTCTTAACGGCTTTGGGTGCTGATGTAGTCTTTGAAGGCGCACAAGCTACAGGTGGTACTGTTTACCAATACTCTCAAGCCTCTGGTGTTGAGCAAGTAGATGGTAAGTGGTACACCAAATATATCCTTGGCCCTGTGTTTACAGATGGTGAGACAACTGCTGCTGAGCAAGAAGCAGCTTACAAGGCTCAGAAGGATGCAGAGCAAGCTAAGAGTGTTCGAGCCACTAGAGCCACTAAGTTGTCTGAGACTGATTGGAGATTTCGCAGCGATATGACACCTTCACAGGCGTGGAAGGATTATTGCCAAGCATTGAGGGATGTTCCTAATCAGTCTGGTTTCCCTTGGACTATCGTGTGGCCTACACAACCGGAGTAAATATAAATGACTAAAGCAAGAACACTAGCTGATATAACAATTCCATCAGGTACGCCTGTTGGAACTACAGATTCTCAAACCCTGACAAACAAGACTCTGACAAGCCCTGTCATCAATACGCCAACAGGTATTGTTAAGGGCGATGTTGGTTTGGGTAATGTAGATAATACTTCAGATGCAACAAAGAATTCTGCAACTGCTACCCTGACAAACAAGACTCTGACATCACCAACGCTGACAACGCCAGTGCTTGGAACGCCATCATCAGGGACATTGTCATCTTGCACAGTAGATGGAACTGACGCTGTCGGTTTTAGAAATATTCCCGTTAACAGTCAAAGCACAGCTTATACGGCAGTATTGGCAGACTCTGGAAAAGTAATTTTTCACCCGTCAGATGATGCCAATGCAAGGACATACACAATCCCTGCAAACAGTTCTGTGGCTTATCCAATTGGGACAGCAATAACATTTATCAACATGACTTCTCAAGTGGTGACGATTGCAATAAATACTGACACCATGTATCTGTCTTCTGCTGGCACTACAGGCTCACGCAGTCTTGCTCAGTATGGTTCAGCAACAGCAATAAAGATTACTTCTACCAACTGGCTTATTTCAGGGAGTGGATTGACATGAGTGGTGCTCTACAAGCTGTTTTTCAAAATCTAAGAAGTTTTAGAAGCCCGTACATGGACGCAACAACGTCAGGTGCTAGTGTTGTTACATCTGGAAATTATAAAATTGCTAGTTTTAATGGTACTGGTTCATTTACTGTTAATAGTACAGGTTCAGACGCAACTGAGGGGTCAGCAGTAGATTATTTGGTTGTTTCTGGTGGTGGTGGTGGCGGCTATGACAGAGGCGGTGGTGGCGGTGCGGGAGGTATGCTTAGTGCCACAGGTCAAGCTGTTTCTGTACAAGCCTATACTGTTACAGTAGGTGGCGGTGGTATTGGCGGTAATGTCAATGGTACAACAAGAGCAGGTCTTGGCACGGCATCATCTATTTCTGGAATTATTTCAACGTCTGGCGGGGGCAGCGGTGGTACGGGCGGCGGCGGTGGAATAGGTGATGGTAGAAATGGCGGTTCTGGCGGCGGCGCAGCAGCTACTGGTACAGGTTCTTCGACTGTGGGCACTGGAGTATCGGGGCAAGGAAATGCTGGTGGGTTAGGCGCTTTCACACCATATATAGGTTCTGGCGGTGGCGGCGGCGGTGCAAGTGCGGTTGGCGGTGCTGGTACTACGTCTGTCAATGGTAACGGCGGCGCTGGTCGAGCCTCATCAATTACAGGGTCTTCGGTAACCTACGCTGGCGGTGGCGGTGCTGGTGGCAACTCCGCATCGGGCGGCACTGGTGGCGCTGGTGGTGGTGGCGCTGGCGTAAGCTCGGGCGTTGGTGGGGATGGAACTGCTAATACGGGCGGTGGCGGGGGTGGAAGTGCAAGTTCTACTGGTGGAGCTGGTGGCTCTGGCGTTGTTGTAATCAAATGGAGATTTCAATAATGGCTCACTTTGCTGAATTGAATTCTGACAATATTGTTCTACGTGTTTTAGTCGTTGAAAATTACATGATTAAAGATGAACAGGGAAATGAACAAGAACAAATTGGTATTGATTTTTTGAAATCTTTATTTGGCTCTGATAGCATTTGGAAGCAGACAAGCTATAACGGCAACTTTAGAAAAAATTATGCTGGAATAGGTGATATATACGATGTAACTCGTGATGCATTTATTTCTCCAATGCCGCCAGCGTTTGCAAATGGTGATGTATGGGAATTGAACGAAGAAACTTGTAGGTGGTTTGATCCTAAAGCACCTGTAAATAATGTAGAAATTGGGGTTGCTCGTGTCTAACCCGCAAACAGATTTAAAAATTGTAGACAATGTGTTTGTAAAAATGCATCATTTTGTACGTGTTGGCGATATATATCAAGGACACTCTCACACATTTGACCACATTACTTTGTTAGCGGCTGGTGCAGTTAAAATGGTGCATGACAATGGCGAACAAGAATACAAAGCCCCATATTTAATTGTTACTCCAAAAGGAGTAAAGCATCAATTTACTGCATTAGAGGCTAATACAGTATTTTGTTGTGTTCATGCTATTCGTGATGGCGATGGTGTCAATGATGTTGCTTCTCAAGATATAACCGAAGAAGAAGCGTTTAATTTAATGACAACATATTCCCTTACAACGTAATAAATTGTTTGGATTAATTCATCATGACAGAAAAAGTTACCCACGAACAAATCTATGCCCGCCTATGCGAAGTTGAAGCTAAGGTGGATCAGCTAGACAAGAACACACAAACTGTGGTGGCTGCATTTAATGCAGCCTCTGGTGCATTTGTTGTGCTTGAATGGCTTGCTAGAGCAGTGAAGCCCATCTTAATTATTGGTGCTTTCTGTGGGGCTATATGGCTGGCTATAGAAAACAAGTTGCATCAGTAATACTCTTATTATTAATATCTTTCCCTATCGGGTCCAAAGAGGAGAAATATAAATGTGTCCGATGGACATGGACTGGAGATGTATATAACAGAAAAGTTGTATGCATTGAATGGAAAAAGGTTGAGCGATGATTGATCCCATCACCGCCCTAGCTGGCATACAGAGTGCTATCAGCATGGTCAAGAAGGCCAGCAAGGTAGCCAATGATTTAGGAAGTCTTGCCCCAATGATTGGCAAGATGTTTGATGCTAGAAGTGTAGCTACAAAGGCTATGCTTCAAGCAAAGCAATCTGGCAAAGGTTCCAATATGGGAACTGCTTTACAGATTGAGATGGCCTTAGAACAGGCTAGAGCATTTGAAGAAGAACTAAAGATGTTGTTCATGCAGACAGGAAAGATTGATGTCTGGAACAAGATTAAAGCTAGACAAGCTGACATGGACTTGGCTGATGCCAAAGAGATGAGTGCTTTAAAGAAAGCAGAAAAAGAAGCTAAAGAAAAAGAACAAGAGATGAATGAGATAGCTATAGCAATTGGTGCTGTGTTTTTTGTTCTGTTCTTGGTGTTTGTTGGTGTAAATGAATTGATGGATTTTTGTCAGACTACTAATAGATGTGGTGGAAGATGAATGAATATCAAAAGACATTTGACTTGGCTCTGAAGATATTCATCTATGGTTGTGTGGCTTTGTATTTCTTAGGCTTCTTAAAATTCTTACCTGACGATTTAGCTGACAAGCTTGTTAATCTTTTACTTGGAAAGGTGGGGCTAGGTAAATGAAAATTACTCCTTATCAACACAATGCAAACATGTTGCGTGAGTATCAAAGAGTGCTTCATCAGCAACATCTTAAAGATCTTGAGAAACTAAATCGTCAAGCTCAAGAAACTATTAAAGCTCAAAGAATTAGAGCAGATTCTGTGGATGTGATGGTATGAAATATTTATTATTGTTATTGCTGCTCACTGGTTGTGAAGACAGATACAGATACTTCTGTCAAAACCCTGACAACTTTCATGCTGAGCCATGTCAGAAACCTAGATGTCAATTTACACAGACATGCCCTGAGTATTTAGTTGCACCCATATTGGAGAAACAAATTGAGAGAACTGCTAATCAAAATGCTGACACCCAACCAGCAACCAAAGCCAAAGTTAACAACTGAAGAGTTTGAAGTTAGGGTGTGGGGATTTGTAGTGGTGGCTATTACAGTCATCCTGTTTGGTATTGTCTTTGCCTTGCTCTATTCTGTTACTTTTGTAACACAACCAATCAAGAGTATGGCTCCGATTGACCAAGCCTACACTAAGATGCTTAATGATATAGTACTACTTATTGTAGGTGGCATTGGTGGCATTGTAGGTAAGAGGGCT